GGCCGCATGGCTGGCTCCTCCCACTTGTGCATCGCGGCGTCCGTCCTGGCGACTACAGCCATCGGCTGGGCTGCATCACCCGCCCGGGAGAGAAGTTGAGAGTAACCCAGCTTCATTTCCAATTGCCCTGTCGGCGGCTTGGATAGCTGGCGTTCCACCCTTGCTGAGGGATCCGCACGTGCGAATAGAGATAGTGCTGCAGCTGTGTCGCTGATTAATGCCGTGCATCCAGCTTCAATACTGTAGTCTGCCATCTCCAGGTGTAAGAGCTTCTTGGCCACCACCCCGTTGCCATTGCTCATAGTCCACCACTTTGCACGCACGACATACCGCCGCTTGTGCATTGTGAGGACATCACCTTCCTCAAACTCTTCTCCCATCTGATCTCGGCTAACAATCGTCCCTGCTGCCAAGACAGATCCCCGGTCGCCAGTGCGCGGGACATAAGCACACTGCGTTCGCCATTTGGACGCCTGCGCCAGCGTCGCTGACGCTAGTTCCGGGGCTGTAAACAGGTTGGCCCATCGGTATACGGTCGCTGGCTTTTCAGCCGCAAACCACCCAGATCGCCAACGCACGTCGCACCCCGGATGCCAGGCCCCGTCATAAATGGGCCTTGGCGGAAATAGCGGGAATGAGTGGTCCGTTGTCATGGGACCCTCATAAACTGGCGGTTCTATAAAACCAGGCTGCACACGCGGCTTAAAGAGCACATCTATGCCCAAGTCCCCGGCTGTGTACTTATCTGCCTGTTTTCTGTTCCCGGCCCTCTCTTCCGCTACTTCCGGCCGTGGTCCCTGCATCATCCGCCAACAAAATCTGTCCACGTTGGCTATGATGGGTGGGGACCACCAGGTCTCCCGCAAGTGCCGCAATTCCTCGACGAGCTGGAGATCCAACAGGTCATACTGCGCAATCAGGACTTCTTCCCAATTATCTGCTTCTTGCGGGGGTGCCCAGAAGTCTCTAAACCAGGGTTCTTCACGGTCGTCGACTTCCAGGCATGTGAACGTTTCTGGGTGGTGTTCACTGACCACTTTGTGCTCCGCCACTTGGTCTTCCTCCGAATCCAGTTTCACCTGGTTCAGGGATTCTCCTTGTGGCTGGGGTTGGTCCTCAACGCTACCCTCCGCGCTAAGGTTGGGCTGGGCTGCAGGAACTTGGTCAACCTTTACCGGCGCTTCAGCAGGTTCCGACAAGGGCGGCGCCAACTCGTCGGTTTTACTTGCTGAAAGGGGCGGTAGATTGGTTGTCTCCTGCTCTCCTTCCTTCTGCTCCTCCGCTACCTCCTCTTCCTTCTCCGGCCCTTTTGCCAACTCATCACCAAACAGGGCGTCTGCGTCAACCTTCGCGCCGGCCGCAAATTTGATAATTGGCAATAGGTGTGCCCCCAGTTCCACCGCACCATCAACCTTCATGATAGTGGGGACCTGTAACATCCAGCACTGCCTTGGCTGATCCTTGCCAAACTGCTGCAACTTGTTCAACTTCAGGAATCCGTTCAGCCCTTCGGAGGATTCGAACAATGTCACGGTAACGCCCTCTTTGGAGCAAAACCGCTCAATCAGTCCGTGTGCCTCCTGATGGG